TCGGTTTAGAAGAAATAAACGGTATCGTTAAATCAACAGGTTTATTCTCATTTGGATTCATCACAACTGCTCCAGGCGCTTGGCTTAAATAACACAAAAAAGCTGGTCTTATTGTACTAGTAATAGCTAATGCTGCATTATATGTACCCAAGGTTCGGTTAGCAGTATCCAGTGGTTGATAAGAAACCAACATTCTCCCAAAATCATAGGGAGTCCCAGCTATAACTATCCTAACTTTTAAGTTTCCTCTAAAATATGCATAATTTCTCAATTTAGCTCTTACTGATGGTGCTGAACTCCATGAGTCCCAAACCGCAATTCTCGCTGAAATATCACCAGAAGTAAACTGGTAAGTATATATTTGAATTGGTCTTTCAAAGAAATTATCCATATCAAGCATATTGTTTTGTCCTTGTTGAGAATTTACACTGAAACCGGCACTAACAGGAGTTATATCTGCTCCAGTAATATCCATAAAATTCTCATCAACTACATCAGTCTTAATAGCTCCGTCACTACCCATCTTATCTAATTCTCCAGATTCAACTTGTATATATGATTTTTCATCAATCAACTTCTCATAAAAAGTTATTGTTAATAAACTATCATTATACAAAGACAAAAGGTGTAACTTGTAAGAACATCTTCCCACTAAGTTAGCATCTTTTGACTCCCTAATCATTCTCTGCAATGAATAAGGACTGGAATTTTTAATATCAGGATCTACCATATTTAAGGCATTTTGATAAAACAAGGCCTTTCTTGTATAATAACTCCTGAAATCTTCTAAAGGTGAACCCATCAGTGGTTCTTGCTCCATAAATGTATCTTTTGATTCATAATTATTAGCACGACTTAGTCAAGATGAAAGAGATGCCGCTTTCTCAATCACCCTTGCAGTTTCCAAGGTCACTTCTGGGAGAACACTTGGCATAATCAATTCCCTCTCATCTAACTTTCCTATGTAAGAATTATACTGGACTGCTTCAGTATGCTCCTCAGAAAAATAGATGGTGTTTATTATATCATCATAAGATGGATATAAAATATCTTTGTTACCAAAATAATATTTCTTAAACAAAAGATATATTTCACTACTTATAGACAAATACTTTTGTCTATTCACATGTAGTGCTAATTCCCATAAAAATGAAACAAAAGTAGCAAACATTTGTTACATATCTGGGATTTCTTTTGATGCTATGTACCAAGATAACATTTTATTCAATGTCTCTACAACTAAAGGTGCCTTCCATCTATTAATATTAGTATCAAAAAC